TTTAATTTAAAGCACACACAAATGAAAGCCCCGCAACAAAGTTTGAAAAATTGGACTGACCAGAAATGGAGGACACGCAGTGGGAAACCTAGCACACAAGGTGCGAGCGCTACTGGTGAACGTTATCTCCCGGCGGCGGCAATTAATGCTCTTACACCTTCTGAATATGCGGCAACAACAAAAGCAAAACGAGCCGGAAAAAGCGCGGGGAAACAATTTGTTAAACAGCCAAAAACCATCGCGGTAAAAACGGCGAGGTATAGATGAGCACAACGGGTTCAGCTACATTTGATCTTAATTTTAATGAGATTGCTGAGGAATCTTATGAAAGGTGCGGGCATGAAATGCGCACTGGATATGAATTGCGCACAGCCCGACGCAGTTTAAATTTATTGTTAAGTGAATGGGCAAATAGAGGAATTAATTTATGGACCATAGAACAAGGGTCAATACCGCTATATGCCAATCAAATTACCTATCCAATACCCAATAACACGGTAGATTTATTAGAAACAATTATTAGAACGGGTGCGAATGCAAATCAAACCGATATAAATATTACAAGAATATCAGTAAGCACATACTCAACAATTCCAAATAAATTGGCTACAGGCAGGCCGATCCAAATTTATATGGATCGCCAAGGCGGACAGACGTATACGTTTACAGCAACGCTTGCAGAAAGTATTACAGCAACTCAAACAACCGTTCCCGTTACAACTCTTGTAAGAGTTCCGTATGCGGGGTATGTTAAAATTCAAGATGAGGTAATGTATTATTATGGCACAAGTACTTTGGCAGAAAATCAAGCAACAGGCAACGCATCATGGCCGACGCTTAATAACGTGGTGCGCGGACAAAATAACACGGTTGCGGACGCTCATTTAGACGGAGAAGCAATTGCAAACACAAATTTTGCAAATGTTACAGTGTGGCCCGCCCCAGATCAGGGATCAATAAGCAATCCGTATTACACATTGATATATTGGCGGCTACGCAGGCTGTATGATGCAGGCAGCGGTGTAAATGTTGAAGACGTTCCGTTTCGTTTTCTAGAACCGATGATTAGCGGTTTGTCGTGGCGGTTGTCATTAAAAGTTCGTGGCGGGTTAGAACGAACGCAAATGTTAAAATCGCAATACGATGATGCGTGGCAGCTAGCCATGGAAGAAGACAGAGAAAAAGCGTCAATTCGTTTTGTCCCAAGACAATCGTTTTTAGGGTCTTAGCAATGCCAAATAAATTTGCTAGCGGCAAATACGCTATCGCACAATGTGACCGATGCGGGTTTCGATTTAAACTTAAACAATTGCGGCAATTAGTAGTAAAAACAAAAAAGGTCAATATACTTGTGTGTGGTGAATGTTGGGAAGAGGATCACCCGCAGTTACAATTAGGAATGTACCCTGTCAATGATCCGCAAGCTGTGCGGAATCCTCGGACAGACACAAACTCCTATTATCAAAGCGGGTATACGGGAATGCAATTGACAGATCAAATCGGCTCAAGTAACATCTTTACAGGTGTTCCGGCTGACGGAAATCGTGTAATAGGCTGGGGGTGGAATCCAGTGGGTGGCCCAAGAGATTTTGATGCTTTGTTAACCCCAAACCTTCTTGTTGGTCTTTCTGTGGTAAACAATGTTACTATTACGTAGGGGCAGTTATGAAACAAGATATGAACAATCGTATGATGAAATCGGCGGTACACAAGCATGAGCGTAACATGCACCCTGGCAAACCCGTAACAAAATTGCGCAAAGGCGGGCCAACCGGAGAAATGATGCGCACAATGGGGCGAAACAAAGCACGGGCACAAAATCAGGGGAGCAAATAATGCCAAAATATTCTATGAAAATTGGTGGTAAAGAAGTTGGCTCAGCAGAGGTGTATGCTCCGCCGCACACCATGACTGGCAAAGAAGTTCGTGTAGAATTAAACCCTGGCAAAACGATGCCTTACAATCATAGGCCCGACTGGACCCCAACTGCGGGCGTAGCGATTAATCCAAACTCACAAGTTAAAACTTCAGGCATGAAAATGCGAGGAACAGGCTGCGCAACTAAAGGCACAATGTCAAGAGGCCCAATGGCATGAACTGGGGCGAGCTAAAAACGCAAATTCAAGACTATATGGAAACAACGTTTTCCGTGACAAGTCTTACTGCGTTTGTTACGCACGCCGAAGAAAAAATTTACAACGCGGTGCAATTCCCCAGTTTAAGAAAAAATGTTACAGGCTCGTGTAGTGTAAATAATAAATTTTTGGCCTGTCCGCAAGACTTTTTAGCAGTATATTCTATAGCGGTTATTGACCAAGATCAATCTTATAATTTTTTGTTAAACAAAGATGTAAGTTTTATACGAGAAGCCTTTCCATTTGCTTCAGGGGCGGGGAATACAGGCAGACCCTATGTGTATGCGTTATTTGGGCCAAATTACCCTGACGCACCAAATCAATTAGTGTTTTTGTTAGGCCCAACACCAGACCAGCAATATTCGTTTGAATTGAATTATTTTTATTATCCGCAATCAATTACATATAATAATATTGATGCAACTACAACTTGGTTAAGTGTAAATTTTGACGTTGTGTTGTTATACGGCGGTTTGGCAGAAGCGGCCGTATTTATGAAAGCGGAAGCAGAGCAAATTAATTATTTAAACGCGAAATTTCAAGAAGCTCTAACGCTAGCAAAACGTCTTGGCGAAGGCTTAGAGCGACAAGATCAATACAGATCGGGGCAGGTAATAGATAAGGTGGCGTAATGATTACGCAGACAATGTGCACAAGTTTTAAAGCAGAACTAGCACAAGCGCTACACAATTTTACAAACGGAACGGGCGATGTTTTTAACTTGGCGTTGTATACCGCAGGGGCGGATCTCGGGGCACATACCACCGAATACACCGTACAGGGTGAGGCGAGTGGAACCAATTACTCCGCCGGAGGGATTAGTCTTCAAAACATTACTCCAACATATTCGGGAACCACGGGATACTGGTCTTTTGAAAACGCGACATTTAACAACGTAACTCTGTCTTGTAATGGCGCGTTAATTTATAACGCCAACAATATGCGAGCCGTGTGTGTTTTAAATTTTGGTTTTACAATCACCAAGAATGCTTCCGACTTGGTTATTGTTTTTCCCCCAATGGGAGCACAAAATTCTATTTTAAGGATTGCATGATGGAAAAGGTAAAAATGAACGATATATGCAGCAGCGGGTTGATTGCAAACACTCAACAAGGTGAGCAACCAAAGGCTTCTGGAGTGTTTGAGGTTGAGTGCTATGACTCAAATAACAATCTTAAGTGGTTTGAGCGCATGGACAATTTGGTGGTCAATGTTGGTTTGCAATATATGGCAGGCACGGCGCTCGACGGAACCACATCAAGAATTACCCAATGGTATCTTGGGTTGTGGGGTGCGGGTGGATCAAACGATCCGGCGGCGGGCAATACTATGGCATCCCATGGGTCTTGGACAGAAAACACTAGTTACACTAATGCCACGCGGCCCCAAGCACAATTTGCGCAAGCGACCACTGCAAATCCGTCGGTAGTGACAAACACTAACAATAAAGCATCGTTTACGATGAATGCCGCAACCACAGTAGGGGGCGCCTTTTTAACAAGCGACTCTGTCAAAGGCGGCTCATCAGGCACGTTGTTTTCAGGCGCCGATTTTTCTGGTGGAGATCGTTCAGTGGTTAACGGCGACACGATTCAAGTCACCTACACTTTTAGCCTAACCGCATAATGGCTTTCGTTGTTAAAGATCGGGTACTGGAAACAACAACCACTACGGGCACGGGCGCGGTAACGCTTGCCGGTGCCGTAGCGGGTTTCCAAAGCTTCGCCGTTATTGGTAATGCCAACACTACGTTTTACGCAATTGTCGAAACGACAGGAACAGCGTGGGAAGTGGGTCTTGGGACGTACACATCTTCGGGCACAACGCTTGCTAGGACGACGGTTTACGATTCTAGTAACAATGGCAATACGGTAAATTTTGGTCAGGGCGTTAAAAATGTTTTTGTTACGTCTCCTGCATTTGCAAGTGTTTTCGGTCCAGCGTCTAGCACTGACAATGCGATAGCGCGTTTCGATGCAACGACTGGCAAGCTGCTGCAAAATTCAGGTGTAACTATTGATGACAATGGGGTTATTAGAGCGCCCGTAGTAGGCTCTTTGATTCCTTTTTATTTTAATGAGACCGCAGATTTCCCTGGCGCCGGAAGTTATCACGGCGCAATAGCGCACGCGCATAACCCAGGGCGAATGTACTACGCGCATGATAACAATTGGAAAATGCTTGCAGACGCGCCAAACGGTTCGGCTGCGCAACTGCTTGCGAACGACGGCAACAGCGGTTTTGCAAATATCACGCTTGGTTCTGGTTTGTCGCTTGCAAACTCGATATTAACAGCATCAGGCGGAGGCGGCGGCAGCCCTAATTTAGACGGCGGGGCGCCAAATTCAAGTTATTCAGCAGTGGATCCAATTAACGGAGGGGTGCCGTAATGCC